TTGCATGGAAGGACCCGGAACAGGCTGTGAGACAGAAGGAAAGACTGCGTGCGATGAAAGAAAAGAAAGAACTGGAAATCGGACATGCACAGCAGGCAGACAGCATGGAAGAAGAGGTGCCGGAGGATGCACAGGGAATGAACATGACCATGTAAAAACAAAACGCAGAGAAAGGAAAAAAGAATATGAACATGACAGGAAGAAGATATATTGCATACGGCTCGAACTTAAACCGGGCGCAGATGGCACTGCGCTGCCCCGATGCAAAGGTGGTAGGAACCGGGGAAATCAAGGACTATGAGCTGTTGTTCCGTGGAAACAGGAACGGGGCGGTAGCTACGGTGGAGCCGAAAAAAGGGGAGAGTGTACCGGTGTTAATCTGGGAGATTAGTCCGAGAGATGAGTTTAACCTGGACCGTTATGAGGGTGTAACTTAACAGAATAACTGACAAAAAGGACGTTTTAACATGAGACCATCCGTGAAGAGGTGGGAAATGACGGGAAACCCCGTGAAATCAAGGGTTTTGGCGAATTCAATAGGGAAAAAATGAAGCATCTTTGACAGCAATTTTGAAAATAGGCTGTGAAGATGCTTTTTGTATGCCTGAAAGAATGGAAGGGGGAGAGAAAAGTGCGTGGAAGCATTGATTTTATTAGGTTTTCGCAGCTTTTCCCTTTCCCTTTTAGGTTGTAAACATATTATACATCACTCCCACCTATCTGAAAATAGGTTTAGCGTTATAACGGTGCGTTATTGCGTTATTTGTTAGTAGGTTGTCAAAGTTCATACATGTTGAAAGAATGCCGTAAATAGGGGCTTTCTTGGCTGTAACGCATAAAAAGACAGGTGTTATTCAGCGTTAAAAGCTTCAAGATTTGAGCGGCAAAAAATAGGAGGAGCAATTCTACAAAAAGGAACTGCTTGAGAATGGTTGTAGAATTGCCCTATTTATGCGGCTTTTCGCTATTTTTTAGGAAAATAATTCCCGGTTATGCAATTCTACTTTTTTGGGGTGACAAGTAACCCAAAAAAGTAAAAAAATCATCCCACCATATTAGCCTCTCCGGTATCTGTCAATCCGGATGATTTTGCACTTGTCCTTCTTGCCCGTTGTGCTTTCCGGAGTTTCATGTTCAATATCTCCATAATTTCATCTTGGTCTCCTTCTGACAACTCCCGGAAACCCTTTAAAAGATTATCTTCGCATTCGGAGATAAATATATTCTCCGCATCAGAAGAATTGCCAGTAGCTAACCAATCCATAGAACAATTTAGAGTTTGGGATAATAATTGAAAAGTAATAATCGAAGGTGTTCTGTTTCCGTTTTCAATTTCACTCAAGGCTCCTGATGATATACCACACTCACGCTTGATGTCTGTTTGCGTGAGTTTTAACTCTTTTCGTCTATCTTTAATTCTTTTACCAATACTCATCATATCTATATCCATATTGACCTCACTTTCTCCGTATTAGAATAAAAAATCTCCCTATGTGAAGAAAAACTATTGACTTTCTCCGGATACGGAGATATACTATTCATTGCAAGGGGGGTTACTTGTAACCCAATAAGCATATCAAATTTCTTGACAAATCTCAATAGCCGGAGTTCTCCGGCACACAAAAAAGTCACCCTGTTCAGGGTATCGGTAATGTAAAAAATGAAGGAGGTAATAAACGAGTGAAGAATGGAAAAGCCCCTACACGGGGGCAGAAGAAAATCATGAGGGCTCATGGATTAGTGCCGGAAAATTGGCTTGTAGTGAAAAACCTCCCGGACACTTTGGAGGTGGTGAGCCGGACGGCATTGAAAAAGATTGGTAGAAAGCCAAGGACAAAGACTATATCAAAGAGCCTGTGATGTGAGGTGAGCGAATGAAAACGAAGCAGCAAAAGCTAACACCTTTTGGAAAAAAGGTCAGAAAAAGGCTCATTGATAAAGGAATGACGCAAGTGGAGCTTGCTGCTTTGCTTGGATGCAATAAGCAGTACATCCATAAAATTTTAGTCGGTGAGCGTAGTGGTAAGAAATACATAGAGGAAATATCAAGGATACTGGATATTGAAGCAGCGGCATGAAGGAGGTGAGCTGATTGGCTGAAAGTTATGTCACATTGAGTGAAGCTGCGGAACTGGAAGGGATTAAGTACAAGACAATGGCTCAAAGGCTTTCACGGAAGAAGCAAGCTTTTGAGACAAAGACAGAGAAATCAGAGACGGGCGGAAAAGATGTGGTACTTGTGGCGGTCTCCTCACTGTCAAAGCAGGCAAGGAACGCATGGAAGGAAAGGGAGAAGCTGAAATCTTTCACGGAAGAATTTCCGGGGGAGCAGGAAGCGGAGCAGAAGCCGGAAGTCCCGTGGTATGTGAATACGGATGTCGATTGGTACATTGAAAACTACAAGGAGAGATACTACAAAGCTGTGGAGCTTGGAAACGTGGTCAGGAAATTTCTTCAGTATGACGAAGGAGACCGGACAAAGTACGCTGAAGAGTTTGCACAGAAGCATCTTGGGAAAGGGCAGAGGACACTCTACCGATATACTAAAGCATACCTTGAGGCATCAGCATGGGCTGATAAACTTCAGAAAGAAGACGGAGCCGGATATGAGTTCCTGAAGGTTCTGTGTCTGTGCCGGAAGCCAAAAGAGACGGGATGCTTCCCAAGCATCAAGCCGGAAGTCAAGCAAGTCATCAAAAATATATGGTTCAATGAAGACTTTGCCCGGAACCAAGGCACCCGTGAGATGCTTTATGAGAAGCTGAACGCCATAGCCAACATCAACAAATGGGAGAAGATACCATCTTATCAGACAGTGACAAGGTATATTAGTTATCTCATGGAGGATGAGGGCATGAAGAACGCCTATTTCCTTGCATCCCGTGGCACCCGTGAATACAAGAATAAGGTCATGGTGAAGGGAAGCCGGGATACAAAGGGACTTCAGGTGATGCAGATCGTCATGGGTGATGAACATACCTTTGACTGTTGGGTGAGTTACAAGCAGCCTAATGGCAAGGTCATAGCAATCAAGCCGCACTTGGCTGCATGGGTAGACATGCGGAGCAGAGTCATCATGGGTGATGTCCTTTGTAAGGATGCCAATTCTGACATCCTGAAGCAGAGTCTCCTCAAAATGCTGTATTCAGAACCGGGTGGAGTTCCGGAGTATCTCTACATAGATAACGGCAAGGACTACACGGCTAAGACCATGACGGGAAGAGACAGGAATGACCGGAGCGGCATGAACTTTGACAATGAGACAATGGGCTTCTATAAGAGCATAGGCATCAAGGATGACCATAGGGCTCTTCCTTATGAGCCTTGGAGTAAAGGACAGATTGAGCGGTTCTTCCGGACGGTCTGCAATAAGTTCACACGTTGGATGAAGTCCTACACAGGAACCCTTACAGGGTCAAAAACTTCTGACAAGGTGGATAAGGACATCAAGCGGATGCTTGAGAGAGGGGAACTCCTGACAATGGAGGAGTTCTATGAGAAGTGGCATGAGTGGCTCACTACCGTCTACATGCACACGGAGCACTCCGGACTGAAGAAGATGGGGGAGACCTACAAGAAGCCATATGATTGCTTCATGAACGAGGACAGGTACTTCAAAGCAGCACCGCCGAAGAGCTATGCAACCATGTTGATGATGAAGTCAGACAATGTGCTTGTCCGCAATATAGGCATTACCAAGTGGGGCTATGAATACCGCTCTGATGAACTTTGTGACTATATTGGGCGGAAAGTTGACATCAAGTATGACCCGGATGACATGGCTGTCCTGTATGTCTTTGACCAAAAGGGCAAGCGTATCTGTGAAGCTTATTGTCAGGAACTACTTCAGATAGCTCCGAAGGTGACACAGAAAGCCCTTGAGGAACACTTGAAAATGCAGAAGAGACAGCAGAAGCGTGACCGGGAGAGACTGGAAGAAGCACGGAGACCGTTTGAGGAGCTCAATGAGCAGTATGTTGGCTTTAACGAGGCAACAGGCGGTATTGATCTGATGATAGGAGGCAAGAAGAAGGAGAAAGCAGCGAAGGTCATTGCCATTCCTACAGATAGAACCTATCAGCAGGGCTTCAGGGCTGAAAAACGTGAAGAGGCGGAACCGGAGAGCGAATACATGAGCAGGCAGGCGGAGAACGCACTTAAGAAGCTTAGAGCTATAGGAGGCTGATATGGTGCAGATGGTTGGATTGGCAGCATTTATCATAGTAGCGGCATGTATGGCGTTGATAGACCTTGGCATGTTGGCGTTTGGGATAGCAGCGGACATCATGGAAAGAATGGAAGATTAAGGTTGAAAGGAAGGTTGAAACATGGAAGCATTGAACACTTATAAGGCAGAGAAGACACTGGCGGAGCAGATGAATGAGAGACTGGCAGAGCTGAAGATGACAAAGGCAGAGGCGGCTCTCAAGATGAATTATTCAAGGTCGGCACTTAGCCAGTACCTCAACGGGAAGTATGGAAGTGACCCCACAGAACTTGAGAAGAAAATAGTGGAGTTTCTTGAGGCGTCCGGAGGCATAGTTGAAGGTCGAGGGCAGGAGAACATACAGGCAGGGGCAGGTATACTCAAAAAGAAGGTTGAGTTCTTTGAAAGCCGGGATTTTGTACAGACCATTGGTGTGTGTCAGGCATGTCAACAGGATATGGGACTTGGGATTATCGTTGGAAAGTCCGGTCAGGGGAAGACACACGCTCTGAAAAAATATGCGGAGCTGCCGAGGGTGGCATACATTGAGTGTGATGACACAATGGCTTGCAGGGACTTGGTGGAAGCCATTGAGAACGGGATAGGTCTACCGAGAGGGTACGGCGGAACGATATGGAGCAGGGTGAACCGTATCCGGGAGTTTTTTAATACCAATGAGGGGTTCCTGCTTATCATTGACGAGGCAGACAAACTCATCAACAAGTATACACAGAAAAAGATGGAGATACTTCGTGGTATTTTTGACCAGTCGGATGTTGGCATTGTGATAGCCGGAGAGCCAAGACTTGAGACAGAGC